TGGATCTGTTACAAGTTCAGATACTCGTCCTGATACATCTATTGTTGCAGGGACAGCGTTAGATTCTTATATTGCAGTAAATGCTCCTGCCTTTACCGCTCCTGTTCCTTTTGCTACTTCTGTAGAAACAAATACTACTGCTAACATCACATTGACAGGGGAACAGACCCTTAACGGTGTGACCACTAGCTCTTCTAGAGTGCTAGTTATGGCTCAAACAGTTGCCAGCGAGAATGGCATTTATCTTTCGGCTGTTGGTACTTGGACACGTGCAGCTGATGCAGATGCTTCAGAGGACTTTGAATTTGATAAGTCAATTGAAGTTACTGGTGGTGCTGGTATAGGAACCTATTACTATACAGGACCAGATGGTCCCACATTAGATACATCAAACATTAACTTCTCTGATACAGATCCAGCACCTGGAACTCCATCAGTATTTGACTTTGTCAATCTAGATGGCGGAACGGGATCTGCTACTGGATTTATTTCTAAGATTGATTCGACACCAGGTGTTGGAGCAAATACTTTCTATATTGCGGTTGCTTCAGGAACCTTTGTTGGTCAGATTCAAACCGGTGCCACGTTAACTAATTTGGCTGGCGAAGAGCTTACTGGTGACATCATCAGCGCTGAGATGGTATCAGCGATTAGTCTCTATGAATCAGTTAAAGCAGAAAGCAACACTACAGTTAATGTAATGTTGGCTAACACAACATATACTGTTGATCAAGGTAATTCTAACTTTGGATGGACATCTAGACCAACTCCCGGAGCACAGGCTTCCTCGGCAACTGGAGTTCCTTTTGTTTATTCAGCTGATTTAGGTGTCTGGGTTGCATCTGCTAAGTTATCAGAAGGTGGAGTTATTGGAATTGCTGGTACATTCTATCAGCTAGCAAGTGCAGAAGATTGGTACAGTCAGCAAATTGCGTTCCAAGGTATTCCTTGGTATCGTTTCGCGGCACGTCCTGGAACTTCTCTGAACGCTCTATCACGTGGAGCTAGTAACGATGAGATGAACATCCTTGTTTATGATGAGACTGGCGACGAGACTGGTTCTCAAGGTAATGTTTTAGAATCATATTTTGGTGTTTCTAAATTGATGAACGCTACTTCACCAGAAGGAGAAGCAAATTACTATCATAAAGTAATTAACGAGCGTTCTGATTACGTTTATTCTGGAGCTCAACTTCCATCTGTTGCTACAGGAACCCTCAACTCGGGTAAATCTCCTCTAGGAACTCCTATTGGTTCTGGTGTAGATGCTGAGTATATTATTTCTACATCTTATTCTCTTGGTAGTGGTGTAGATCAACTGCAAGCCACAGTTGGCGAAAGACAAATCGCTTATAATAAGTTCATTACTGAGAACACTTCCACCCTAGATTATCTTCTTCAGGGACCTGCAGGTTCTAATCTCGCAGATGCTACCGCAATCGGTAACTTCCTTATCAACATCGTTGAAGAGAGAAGAGATTGTATTTGTTTCCTTTCCCCAATGCGTTCCGACGTGATTGGTTTGAACTCAGAAACAGTTACAACTAGAATTGAAGCATGGGCAGACACTCTTACTTCTTCTTCCTACGCTGTATTTGATAGTGGTTACAAGTATGCATTCGATAGGTTCAACGATGTTTATCGTTACATGCCTCTGAATGGTGATACTGCTGGAACCTTGGTATTCACTTCTATTGAAGCTGAGCCTTATTACTCACCAGCTGGTGTCTCCAGAGGACAGATTCGTAACGTTGTTAAGCTACCTTACAACCCAGGTAAAGCACAACGTGACATTCTGTACGCGGCCCGTGTAAACCCAGTTGTATCCTTCCCTGGCGAAGGAACCGTTTTGTTCGGAGACAAAACAGCTCTTGCTTATTCTTCAGCATTCGATCGTATCAACGTAAGAAGGCTCTTCCTCATCGTTGAGAAGGAACTTGCTGAGATTGCTAGAGTCAACCTGTTCGAGTTTAACGATCAAGTTACTAGAACATTGTTTAAGAACAACGTCAATCCATTCCTCCGAGACATTCAGTCCAAGCGTGGAATGTACGACTTCTTGGTTGTGTGTGATGACACCAACAACCCTCCTGGCATTATTGACAGGAATGAGTTTGTTGCTGATGTATACATCAAACCAGCAAGATCGATTAACTTTATCACTCTGAACTTCGTAGCTACGAAGACAGGTGCTACATTCGAAGAGTCTATTGGACTCTTTAGAGGCACAACAGGCACCACTGGTGTTTGATTAGTTCCACTACCTAGTAAAATAAATGGCATACCAAAGAAGTATAGAAGAGTTTAAGGCAGTCCTGCAAGGTGGTGGTGTTCGTCCCACCATGTTCCAGGTTGAAATGGCTTTTCCTGACGCTGTAGTTGTTGATCCTACCCAGGCCGACAACGAAGGCACATACCTGATCAAAGCAGCCAACCTTCCAGCAGCCAATGTTGGATTCGTTGAGGTTCCTTTTAGAGGACGTAAGTTGAAAGTTTCTGGAGACAGAACCTTTGATGATTGGTCAGTAACAGTTACAAACGACGTTACTTTCGGACTCCGTAAAGGGTTTGAGAAATGGTCGGAGTTGATTCAGAACATGAACTATGTTCTGGGCGCCAACACTCTGAATGATTATTTCGCAACAGCTATCGTAAGACAGCTTGATCGCGATGGTAATCAATTGAGAGCATATAAGTTCGAAGGCATCTGGCCCACATCTGTGGACGAGATTGGACTTAACATGGACACTAACGATACCGTCGAGGAATTCGGCGTAACCTTTAAGGTTCAGTATTGGAGTGCGATTGAGGAAGGAGATCCCTACACCTCTGGCGTTCCAGTTAATGTTAGAGCCGATAAGAGCGCAATCAGTTCCTGATTCGTCTTTAAATTTATCTCAAAGGAGCGCCGGTTTGGTGCTCCTTTTTTATTGCGATAAATAAGGTATAAGATAGTTGTAGCCGTAGTGAATTCGTATCAACAACAAGGACCGGGACAAAATAGTAGATTGTTTGGTTTCTCCTATAAGGAGAATGACCTAGATCAGGTATCAAAGATTTCTCCTGTTCCTCCCAATATGGATGACGGAGTTACCGTCTCCGCAGGTGGATTATATGGATATTCTGTTGACTTAGATCAGTCTGCCGGTAAAGATTCTGAACTTATTCGTAGATATAGATGCATGGCCATGCATCCTGAGATCGATACAGCGATTGAAAATATTGTCAACGAAGCTATTGTTTCGGATACTAACGATACTCCAGTTGCGATTGATCTTTCTAACTTAGATGTCTCAGAAAGAATCAAAACTATTATCAGAGAAGAGTTTTCATATATCCTTCATCTTCTGGACTTCAATAATAAAGCACATGAAATGTTTAGAAGGTTCTATGTAGACGGTAGAATCTATTATCAGAAAGTAATTGATTTAAATCAACCAGAGAGAGGCATTACAGACATTCGTAACATTGATGCTCTGAAAATCAAACCTGTTAGAGAGTATAAGCAAAACGGATTACCTGAACCCAACTTAAAGAGCACATCCAGAACATATTCAAGCAACACATCAGGTGCATTTGGCAAAGCATCACAACAGATGCCTGCACGTGTGGTTGAGTACTTCCTTTATAATAAGAAAGGAATGAATTATATGGGTCGTTCTTTTGGTAACAACGGACAACAACAAACAATTAAGATTGCAAAGGATGCAGTTACCTATGTGACATCAGGATTAGTTGATGGTAACAACGGAACGGTTCTTTCCTACCTGAACAAGGCAATCAAATCAATGAATCAGTTGCGATGGATGGAAGATGCGATTGTCATCTATCGTATGGCAAGAGCACCTGAGAGAAGGTTGTTCTACATTGATGTTGGTAACCTACCCAAGGCAAAAGCAGAACAGTATCTTCGTGACACGATGGCGAGATACAGAACGAAGATTACTTACGATCAATCCACTGGTGAAATTCGTGATAACAAAAAATACATGTCCATGCTGGAAGACTACTGGCTTCCTAGAAGAGAAGGCGGTAGAGGAACGGAAGTTTCCACTTTACCAGGAGGACAAAACCTTGGTGAGCTCAGTGACCTTAAGTACTTTAAGGATAAACTTTACAAGTCACTGAACATTCCTGTGGGCAGAATGGGTGAAGATGGCGGCGGATTCCAGATTGGTAAGTCCGACAATATCATGAGAGATGAAGTATACTTCAACAAGTTTGTTGGAAGAATGAGGAAGAAGTTCGCTGGTATCTTCGTTGACTTACTAAAAACTCAGTTGGTTTTGAAAGGTGTTGTGACACCTAAAGAGTATGACTCTATGAAGGAGCATATCACTTATGACTTCATCTATGATAATCACTTCGCTGAGCTCAGAGAAGGCGAGATGATGATGCAGAAAATGAATGTGGCATCGATGTGTGAGCCTTATCTTGGTAAATATTTCTCTGTCTATCAAGTTCGTCACGACATTCTTGGATACACCGATGGTGAGATTAAGGAACAGGATCGTCAAATTGCTTATGAGCGTAACGTTGGAATTATTCCAGATCCAAATGCTCAAATGAATGAGGAAGAGCCAGAACAAGAGGAAATTGATATGAGTAAAGGTCAAGTTCCTGAAGATGACATGGGATTATCTGGAGATTCTGCAGAAGGATTACCACCTGAAATGATGCAAGCACTTGGTGGAGGCGGAGGCGGAAACCCTTCTATGGGAGGAATGCCAGGAATGGGCGGCGGCGCTGCTCCATTCTGACAAACCTAAATATAGTATAAACAACGTTATTATTATGTCCAGAGTATCAGAACTCATTGATTTGATTGTCCAAGGTAAGAATACAGAAGCTACTGAAGTTTTGAATCAGGAGCTTTTGAATCGTTCTTATGAAGGCATCAATGATATTAAACCACAAGTTGCGAATGATTACTTCGCTTCTGTTATTGATATGCCTAATAATGGGCAACCTATTGAATTCCAAAACCCAGAACCAGAAGAGGAATCTACCAATGAAACTGATTAGAGAAGAGGTAGAGGCCGTCGAGGTTCTCTGCGAAGAAGTTAAAGGTAAGAAAACTTTCTACATTCAAGGTCCTTTTCTCCAAGGAGATATCAAGAACCGTAATGGTAGAATTTATGAGTCTCACATTCTTGCTAAAGAAGTGAAGCGTTATAATGAAAGTTATATCAATAAGAACCGTGCAATGGGAGAGCTGGGACATCCAGACGGTCCAACGGTTAATCTAGATAGAGTTTCACACAAAATCACAAGACTGGAACAAGATGGCTCTAACTTTATCGGAAAAGCGAAGATTCTTGAAACACCAATGGGACGTATCGCCGGAGCCCTCCTCAATGATGGGGTCACGCTGGGTGTTTCATCACGTGGCATGGGATCTTTGGTTAGCCGCAACGGCTCTAACTACGTTGGCGAGGACTTCATGTTGGCTACTGCTGCTGATATTGTTGCAGATCCCAGCGCTCCAGATGCCTTTGTCCAAGGTATTATGGAAGGCAAAGAGTGGGTCTGGGACAACGGCCTTCTCAAGGAAAGAGAAATTGCAGCTGCTCAAGACAGAATTGAACAGTCAGTTATAAGAGGACAGCTCGAAGAGCAGACTCTTGCAGAGTTCCAACGGTTCCTACTCTCTTGAGTTTTCCGTAATAAACCTACCACAGAAAGTCATTTCTAATAAATAGCAGTGACTAAATAAAAGAAATTAGTTTTAGAAACAATGGCAGTTACACAATCGCGCACTCAGGTTAATGATAAAGCCTCCGGTGCAGAACCAATGCAGAAGCTTAATCCAAGTGCCGTTGTGCCTGGACAATCAATTTCTGACATCGGCGGTCCAACCAATACAGATTATAAACCCGAAGGCGATTCCGCAAAGATTAGCAACGAAGGTACATCACAATCTAAGACAAGTGTAAATGATAAGGGCGGTTCCGCTGAGCCTCAGAAGAAGTACGCCACACCTCAGGATACTCTTGAGGGTGGTGCATCTTCTGGTTCTTATGATGGAACCTCCGCCAGAGGCGCCGGTAACGAGCCTATGCCTAAGCTGAAAGGCGCAAGCTACGGCACCGCTAAAGAGCATGTCGAAGCTAACGCTAAGGCAAACAACACCTTGGAAGAATTGGCTGATACCCAAGGTGCTTCGGATGACTTCAAGTCAAAAGCTAAAGTCATCTTTGAGTCAGCCCTAAACCAAAAACTCCAGATCGAGGTTTCTCGATTGGAGGAAGAATTCTCTACACGTTTCGAAGAAGAGATCACCGACATCGCTGAGAAAGTCGAGTCCTTCCTTAACTACACCAGCCAGCAATGGTTGGAGGAGAACAAACTAGTCGTTGAGAACGGCATCAAGAATGAGCTCTCTGAGAGCTTCATGTCCGGTCTTAAAGGACTGTTTGAAGACCATTATGTCAGCCTTCCAGATGAGAAGTATGACATCTTTGAATCGATGGTCGCAAAACTTGATGACATGGAAAACAAACTGAATGAGCAGATTGAAACTAACGTTTCTCTCAATGCTTCGATGTCTTCCTATTCACGTCAGTCTACTCTTTCCGATGTTTCCTGGGATCTCTCAGAAGCTGGTAAAGAGAAGCTTGCAGAATTGGCAGAGTCCGTTGAGTTTGAAAGTGAAGATTCGTTCCGCAACAAGCTGAACATCCTTAAAGAATCATTCGTCTCCGAAGAAGCACCTAGTGTTTCTGGTGAGTACATCGCAGAGGAAGTCGAGGCTCCCGTTGCACCAACAGCAGAAGAAGGAATGACCAACAGCATGGCACGCTATGCTCGCGCTCTTTCAATGACTGTTAACAACTGATTACAAACGCTAAACTAAACCTAAAGGCAAAAATGTCAACACATAACCTTCAGGAGAAGTGGGCACCTATTCTAGGTCATCAAGATCTCCCCGAGATCAAAGATCCTTATAGAAGAGCTGTTACCGCACAACTCCTAGAAAACCAAGAAAAATTCATGGTCGAGCAGGCCGCCATGGGCCAGTCCCAGGGTCTCCTGACAGAAGCTCCGACCAACTCCATGGGCAACGACGGCTATCAGGGCAACGCTCCTGCAGCTGGTCCTGACGCAGGTTTCGATCCAGTTCTGATCTCTTTGATCAGACGCGCAATGCCTAACTTGATGGCCTATGACATCTGTGGCGTTCAGCCCATGTCTGGTCCTACCGGTCTTATCTTCGCCATGCGTGCGATGTATGACGGTCCTGTTGGTCCTAACGAAGCACTGTTCGATGAAGCCGATCCTTCGTTCTCGAATGGCGCTGGCGGTTTGACAACTGGAGAGTTCACCTATCCTGATGGAAGCAAGGTTACTCCTCCTTACTCATACGTTCCTGGTACAACACCTGCTGAACAGAATCCTGGCGACTTGCTTGGTACTGCTTCTAGCACCGGTTCGACACCTGATGCCACCAATCCTGGTGGAAATGCTTACGATCCTAATCTCGGTCAGATGGCTGGGATGTCGAAAGGCACCATGGAGAGCCTCGGCGAATCCGGTTCCGAATTCCGTCAGATGGGCTTCTCGATCGAGAAGGCAATCGTTGAAGCTAAAGGCCGCGCCCTGAAAGCTCAGTACTCGATTGAACTCGCTCAAGACCTTCGTGCCATCCATGGTTTGGATGCCGAAGCTGAGCTGGCTAACATCCTCTCCTCTGAGATCCTGGCTGAAATCAACCGCGAAGTGGTTCGCACCGTTTATCGTACCGCCGTTCCTGGCGCTCAGAACAACGTCACCACTCCTGGTACATTCAACCTTGACACTGACAGCAATGGACGTTGGTCCGTTGAGAAGTTCAAAGGTCTTCTGTTCCAAATCGAAAGAGACTGTAACGCAATTGCGCAACAGACTCGTAGAGGGAAGGGCAACCTGATCGTCTGTTCTGCTGACGTCGCTTCTGCTCTTACCATGGCTGGTGTGCTTGATTACACACCTGCTCTGAACGCTAACCTGAACGTCGATGACACAGGTAACCTGTTCGCTGGTACAATCAACGGCAAGCTGAAGGTCTATATCGACCCTTACGCCGCTAACGTTTCCAACACTCAGTACTACGTTGCTGGCTACAAAGGTACTAGCGCCTATGACGCTGGAATCTTCTACTGCCCATACGTGCCCCTGCAGATGGTTCGCTCAGTTACGGCTGATACGTTCCAGCCTAACATTGGCTTCAAGACTCGTTATGGTCTTATCGCCAACCCTTACTGTGAAGGCGCCATCGGTGGTAAAGTTCCTAGCAACCAAGG